GTTTGAAACACCTCGCAAGTGCTGCGCCGCAAAGGACCCGACCAGTGACCAGTACAAATGTACTATAACATTTAGTGCCGCAACTTTTGCCCCAATTCTTTACACTTTATGTTTGGCCGCTATTTGTTAACGAAGATTGCCCGTAGCTGGACACAAAAAAATCCCCAGGATTGCCCTGGGGAAGATATATTTTGATTGATCAAATCACACAGAAGTTAGATATATCTTCCTTGCTATATATTGTGCCGCGTGGTTGCTTAAATCTCAGGCCAATAATGCAACCCGCGACATCGTCAAAGCGAGAATCTGAAATGTCACCGTCAAGGACTGGCAACCGATATCCGCACAAATTTATAAATTCTGGCAATGGTTCTGATTTTTTGATGTTAAAAGCAGCCGCGACGTTGACGCCGTTCTTAATACCATCAGCAACAATTTTGTGGTTTTTGATGTTATCGTGGCCGTCAAAACTTACGGTAAGATGATAGTTTAAATCGCGACATTTCTGCCAATTGCGCTTAAGCTTGGAATAATCATAAAATAAGATATTGTGGCCTAAGAATGCCTCCAAAATATTATCGTACTTTCCAGCGTTAATTTTAATTCCAAACTTATATTGTGCAAAATAAGCGACATCTGGCGACAGATTAAATGTTAGATTCTCCCACATAATATCTGAAGTTGCATTAAGCCTAAATGCAATTGTTTCGCCCTGATGCTTATATATTGCGCGGCAGATTGCCAGAAATAATGTTTCGAGATACAAGCTATTATCAACGGCAAAAGCTAAAGTTTGGCGCAACCTTTTAGCATTCTTACCTTTCATATAGGCTGGATTGCCTGCAAAATGTAGACATGTTTTTTTGCAATTGCCAGCGCCAGGGCAAACATTTATAGCGCCAGATAAATCAGACGGTAACATATGATGAGGGAAAGTTTTTATATCATTCTTTTCAGTTTTTGGATTTATTCCAAACATTTCAGTGTAAGAAATGCTGTGATTTTTTTGATAAGTTTTTAGTTTGTGCGGAAGATGGAGAGGCATGATGAAAACAATTAAGGGGAAAATTAAATGTTAATTGTTACTCTGAGAACATTTTTTAGGGTTTTTTCGCATTCGTCTGTCTCATCTGCTAGTCGTTCAAAATTTTGAAATAAAAACTTAATGTCATCGTCTTCATCAATTAATGGCTCTAAGTGATAAAGAAGGGCAGACAATTCGCCGTGGTTAATAAGAAAGGATTTCATGGTAAATCAAATGTTTTTGAAAAAGTTGGCAGACTTAATTAGCATTTTGTACTGTCTGGGTTTTAAGTTGATTTTATAGTTATATTCTGCCTCTAATGCATCCTGCCTTAAATGTTCGGGAACTGCATAATGGCCCATATATCCCTCATCATAAAAAATACCCTCTTTTAAATCATAATAACTACGGCGAGGGTTTCCGTTAAAATCGTTCTCCGTGCAAATGTAAACAATCCGGACATTTTGCTGCTGATAATTTGTTAAAGTTGCGAAAAATTCGTGAGAAAACATGATCAAAATTTAGGAAGAACAGGGGATTTTTTGTTAAGCCAGGCTGGCTGTTTAGGGTAATTCTTCTCACCAGGCAGAAGAACTTGCTTACGTTGAATGATATTTAGCATCAGAAATCACCGCAAACAAATTCTACATTTAGTGCGCACAATTTAGGGTCTGCGAACTTACTGGAGAGAATGCGACCTTTAAGGGCTGCCAGTCGTTCGGCGTTGCGCTTGTTGTGCTGTTTCTGAGGGAGTCTGGCAGGCTTAGAGATAGGGCAGATCTCAGTTCTCAGTGAACCGAGATAGTGCCAACCGTCAAGGCCAGCGGAGCGAACTAGAAAGCGTTGCATAATAAGTGAAACAAGGTAAATGGCCGATCAGCTCAGTGCCTCTCGGTTGAAACCAATATAAGGGCACAAGACGCCATAGGCCAGTAAAAAATAGACGGTATGCCGATTGTCACAAGGTGGCAGCCTGGGGCTTCTACAGGATCACCGCCCATAGTCCAGAATTCTCGGGACGGTATCCCGATTGTCACAGCAGGACAGTTGTTGTTAGATTGACATCGAAAAAATAAATAAGACTAACTCGATATAAAATAACTAAATGTTAGATTGATATCGAAATAATAAATAAAGCTAACTCGATATAAAATAACTAAATGTTAGATTAATATCGAAATAATTATTGTCGCTCTATTTTACATTTAACTAAATGTCAAATTAACATCAAAATAATTATTGCAAAAATATTATAATATTTACAAAAAATTTACAAAATAAAAATATTTTTGGCGTACATAAAAAGGCAGACGTTGTGTCTGCCTCTGTGTATGCCTTTATATATGTGTGTAAAACCGACCCCTTGCGAGTCCCGCGCTTGTATGTAAAACCGGATGTCTGCGAGTCCCGCGCTATTCCAGCTCCAGGCGCTCTTCAAAGGGCTTGTCACCGTCAGCGACAGGCATGTTCAGGATCGCCAGGTCTGCAGGGCTCTCACCATGGATTGCATGCCGCCAGCGTGCAGAGCCGATTGACTCCTTGCCGGTGAAATGCATGGCAATGATCTTGGCCGCAGCATCGAGCGTTGGCTTGAAAGGATCGCCCTCAATGGCGATGGTGGCCGTCATCGGCAGAGTGACATCCTTGCCGGTGTGAAAGCGCACCATGCGCCACAGAAACCAAGCTCGTGGATCATCAGGACGCTTGCTGCGCACTGTGCGGGGCTTGCGACCTTTGATCGCGGCACATAGCTGCTCCAGGTCCGGCGCTTCAAAGGTGCCACGACCATCGCAGCAGGTGCATTGAACCTTGGTGCCATCGTTGCGCCAGTGATCGACCTCGCCAAGGCCACCACAGCGGGTGCAGTTAAGAACGGAAGGGGACATGATCAAATTTCCTCCAGGTAATCAGGCGTTAACAGGAACAGCAATAGCGCGGACGTTCTCACGGAAGATGCCAGTGCCAACGGAGACACGTTTCTCTCGGTCCCAGGTGCAGACCTCACTGCCCTGCAACTCGGCTCGCGTGGACCATCTGCGGTTGTGGGCAAGAGCCTTCTGCGCCAGATCAAGACGACCGGCCCAGGTGACATTTTGGTTAGCAACAGTCCCGTCGCTATAGGTGATCTCTAGGTAAACGGCGTGTGTGTAAGTGCGAGCAGTCTTGCGGGTGAACACCTCGCCGTTGTCGGCGGTTGCGGTGATCTTGCGGGGCTTGATGGCGGTTGTCATGAGGTTGCTGGCTGTTGTTGATGTACGAAGTATGCCAGCGCTAGCTAGCGCTGCACAGAATTAGTAGACACTTCTTAATTGGCACAGGCCCCCGAAGGGGCCAGCCGCGATCAATACCCGGTCAGAGCAGGTGCGCTGCTGCGCGACATCTGGCGACTGACTGAAGTGCTGTTGCCTGCAGCCACGCCAGCTCTGGTGCCCGACCCACCGAAGGTGGCAGCCCTGCCAGAGCCCAGGCGAGGGAAGCGGTGCTTGACAAGGGCCTGCACCTCACGCTGCTCAATCTCATTGCGCTTCAGCAGGGCCAGGCCACCGCCGACTTCCGGAGCCTGGCAGCGCTCTTCGTGCTCTTGCTGCTTGCGCTGCTCACGCAGCTTCTGGCCGATCGCCCTGGCAAAGCCCTTGCGGAAATTGCCACGGAAAGCGCGATCACCATGAAAGCCCGCAGCAACATGCTCGGCTTTGGCCTTGTCGGCGAGCTTTTCCATCACCTCATAGAGGTACTCGTAATACAGCTCGATCTGGACCTTGTTGCCTTTGGTGGCAAGCACCTCGATCACAGACTGATTCTCGAAGTAGCCAGGCTCCCCAGCGCGAGCGCTGCGGTTGACTGTCTGACCATTGAAGTGCTCAGCAACGCGGGAGAGCAGCGACCAAGCAGCGTGATCCACACGCTTGAAAGGCTTGCCCATGCACCAGTAAACGGCAACATCGCGCTCAGGGTCATAGTCGGGTGAGCACTCGTCAGGGGAGATACCGTGCTCCTTGCAGAGCTTCTCGACAAAGGCTGCTGCGTTAGCTGCTTCGCCAGGGTTGTCGGACTGCTGCATGCGGAGCAGCTTGCTGATCTTGGCTTTGACGGAATCAGAGGTACACATAATTGAGAAAGGCATCTAAGGTGTCGCGTGCCGTTCGCTTGCGACACACAAAGCATGCCAGCGCTAGCGCTCATTAGCGCCAGTTCAGTGGACACTTATTAATTGGCACATCACCTGCCGATGCTCTTGCAGGCGGCCACCACGCCTCGATCACAATCACGAGCCGTCATCTCCTGGAAGGCATCATGCAGGCCCAGGGCAAGAACCCCTAGGCCAATGAACACGAACGCGTATGAGGCCAGCTCAGCCCATAAAACCGAGTGTCTGCGAGTCTCTCTCATGCCTTGACCTTGATGCAACCGTCAGGGATGCCGCCTGCTTGCAGGATCGCTTCATCCAGCTCAGGGAGGTAAATGCCAAGACCAGGATCCTCTCGATGCATCAGCAGGTCCACGCCGGTGTGGCGCTCGGCCAGAAAGTCCTTGAACAGCTGAAACGTGCGATAGGGCAGATCCACCTGCTCACCATCAAGCATGAACAGGTGAACTGAGCGATTGCCTGAGCTATCAGCCCATTCCAGGGCCTGATTGTCAGGCAGGTGCTTGTCACTGAAAACCTGAACAGCACGATCGAACCTGCGATCGATCACCAGGACAAGGTCAGGACGTGACCAACCGGGCAGCTCTTCCTTGGTGATGATGTACTCAGATTCTGGATGGGAAAGACGGGACATCAGGATTCTCTTGGTTTTGCCGAAAGTGCAGCCGCCGCGCTTGTACTGAGCTTTCCAGTGATAAGTGGGCTGCAAGTCCTTGCGGGTCACGTTTGGACCCACAGTCCAGTCGTACTTGCGCACCATGGCCCTGCAGTTAGTGCATTGCAGAGCGGAGAAGCCCAGGTGATAAACGCGGCTGACGTGGTTGCAGTGCGGGCAGCGCACCAGGCGACCGTGCATCGTCACGCGATGGCTGGTGGTAAGAGGCTCGAAATAAGGCATCACTCAAGACCTCTGTAAGCGCGATCTTGAGCAGATGCATGACGGTATACATCTGCGCTGAGATCTGCGATAAATTCGCGCCAATCAATCTCGCCCCAAGTTCTGTTATCCCCCATGGAGCTATATGGGATGACATGAGGAGGCATAGCCGCCAAGATCGCAATCATCATTGTGTGAATATGAGACGGCGATGGCTCGACAGACAGGTCATAGCCAAGCGCTTCAATCTTCTCGCCTACACGGCGATAAGTGATTGGATACCGAGCTGCGATTTCGCGCATTGGACGCCGCAGCCTGTGAGGGTGCCAGTAGCTCATAAGATAAGTGCCGTTGGGCTTGTCGAAAGCATACAGCGCTAGCTGCTGCTCGTCAATGCTGTTACCTCGAAAGGCCAGCCGAAGTGCTTGCAAAGCTTGCGCACAACAGCGATCCGGCTTTTTGGTACGAACAGCAGGCCATCGGTAACGTCCACGCGGAAGGGCCTGATGTTCAGACCCGCCAGCACGGTCTCTGCGTATTGGCGCTGTTCAATCAGCTCAGGCGATGCCATTGTTCTTCAATGCGATGGCCCAGTTCGGACACTCGAAACCTGCGCCGAGCTTACGTTGCAATTTCTGATCGAACACCTTGGCAACAACGCCATCAGTCGGCCAGCTTTTGAACAGCTTGGTGTTGAACGGCTGCCGCTCGCTGACGTGGCCTTCGCGCCATTGCTTGTACAGCTTGCAAACCTCGGAAGGCTTTGTGCAAACGATTGTGTCTGGGACGTCAAAACCGTGCCTGCGCAAGTCCTCCATGGCCTGACTCTCGTTGGTGAGTGACCCAACCAGCCGATAAGCGCAAAACATCAGGCCAGAGCCACTGACACGGTTGAACCGCGCAGAGACTGCGGCGATTGACTGCGGCGTTCTGGAATCTTGCGAGTCCTTGGGCAGACCCCACAGCTCACCGTGGATCTCGACAGTGCCAATCGACTTGCGCTTGAGCTGCTTGGGGATGCTGTGGACAGACTCAATCAGCTCCATGGCACAACGACCCTTGCGGGTCTGCGCCTCAGTGAGCTTGCCGTCGACATAGCGCAGGCCGATAGCGATGCCATCAATCTTGGGTTGGACGACCATGATCGGCTTCTCGGGCAGCTGCATGTACCACTCGTTAAATGACTCACGGCGGTTCTTGCGCAGACCCAGCATCACAACAGCGTCACCCTGCAGGTGCGGGTGGTGAGGAGCAGCTTTGCGCAGCTTGTCTTCAAGCTGGTCAAACTGCAGGTCGCTCATCAGAGGGGTGCCGTTGCGGTAGGCATCCTCGGCCTTCTTGTATTCGGCAGCAAGAGCAGCAACGGACATCCTGGTCAGGAATAAGATAACTTCCTCATAGTAGTCCATGCTGCATGATGCGTCTACCTGCTAGCCATTGCTCGTTGCAGTGAAAGGCTGATCAGGTCTGGCAACCTAGTTTCAGCCTCCTTGCGCACAAACTTCTCGTAGTCGAACACTGGCTTAAGAGTCGTCTTCCGGCTCGACAGGGTGAAGACCGTGGCAATGCTGTTGCCCTTGATTCGATAAACAGCATTTCCCTTAAGGCCTCCTCGTGCGCTGGTCGCGAAACCTGCGCGAGACGGGCCGGTGACGGAGGCAACAAACCGCTCGCCAGAGCCAGGCTGCTGCTTACGCACAAAGTTCTGCTCAAGACCAGAAATCACCTTGGCCGCATATGCCGGTCGGATATCTGCGTATTGAGTCAGAGCGCCCAGGGCCTTCAAGTTGCCATAAGCCGGGATGGGATACATACCGGTGATGTTGCGAATGGCGCTGTGAATTGCAGTGTCAGTTGCCTCTCCTCCATACAAAGCGGATTTCAAATATTCGTTAGGAGAAACACCCTTGCCAGAATCGCCTTTGAAATACAACCTAAGTGTCATTCCGTCTGCTTCATACAGAGCAGCGTTCAACGTTCGAGGCACCGGCTTGCCAAAGCCATCAGGTGCATCGAACTCATCGTTGAACTTGTTGGGCAGCAGCTGTGTTTTAAATAAATGACCAAAACGCTTCAGGGCTTGGTTGGCGGCGAAGGGCACCTGGGTCTTCTGAATGATGTCCAGCTTGCCGATGAGTTTTTCAACCTTCAAATCGATGCTCATAACCGACAGGCTGCGGGTCCCGTAACCGCACCGTAGCGAGTCTCGATGCGTGAGACGAAAACGCTGCGAACGTCCAACCCGTCCAACCGTCCAACCTTTTTCCGCACACTTTCCCCTACACCCCCCTAGGTGCCCCCTATACCCCCCTTCTACTTACTTCTACCTTTTATAAGAAAGTAGGTTAGACGGTTAGACATCCCCTGGCATCAGGGCGATTTCGAGCAAAAACAGGTTGGACGTAGGTTGGACGTAGGTTAGACGTCCTTATGACAGTCGCAAGATCGCACACAGGCAATGTCCAACCTGCGTCCGACCATGTCCAACCTGCGTCCGACCTAAGCGGCGTCTCGAACGTAGACTTGTTTGCGACAACCGTTGATGCATTTCTTGGGACCCTTGCTGTAGCCCAGTGATTTGAGCACGTTTCCGACAGCGGTCTGATCACCCCGCGTCTGCCGTTCAAGGGGCTTTGCAATGGCCTCGCTGAGTAACAACTCAACAGTCACATCTTTGAGGCGATTCTGTGGCATAGCCAGCCAACTTTCGACTGGGCCTTTCCAAGGATGTCCCATGGTGTACTTGCTGTTCTCAAGATTCACCTGCTGTTCATCTTCAATCGACAGTGCATATGGCTCGTTGTTTTGATATGCGTGAACAGCAGATGCCCAGATCGCGTCGACTTCTTTCATTAACAGATCAACGTCAATGGGCTCTGCATGCGTCACACCAACAGGGATGACCCAAAAGCGTCGGTTGCCAGTCTCGTCGACCAAGAATTCATCGCTGTTTGTTGAACCGACGATGATGCCCCGGCGCGGAAAAACTTCCGCTGTTTTGCCGTAGGGCACGCGGAACATGTCGGTCGATTGTGAGAGGAACGCTTTGATCAGTCCAGCTTGACGCTTGTTGGTGATGTGATCGAGTTCCGCCCATTCCATAATCCAGCTTCGGTGCAGGACCATCAGGTCATCCTTTGACTGGCAGTCACGGAGCGCGTCCGAGAAGAAGTGACCGCCCAAGGCTTTCCAGAACGATGACTTGCGAGCGCCCTGCTCACCCAAGAGCACACAGGCGTAATCGTGTTTGCAGCCTGGCTCGAAGACTCTGGCGACAGCAGCGATCAAAGTGCATTTGAGCATCTTGTCGTAAAGGGTTGGCTCTGTTTTGGTGGCGTCTTGAGGCCTTAGGTAGGTGCTGGCGAGTCTGTCGATGTAGGTGGGCTCGACTGCGTTGGAGCAGTGTTCGAGGTAGGCGCGGACTGGGTCGTAGGAGTTTTCCTTGGCGACCTCAACGACACAGTCGATGGCAACTTCCTTGGAGATCTTGAGTCGCATCTGCGCGAGCTTGAGGTAAAAGCGCTCGATGCCTTCGAGGACCTTTTCTTCCTGCTCGATCTGCTGGGTGAAGATGTTGTAGCGGTACTCCTTCTTGGAGGCCCGGAGCAGCTGGATTAGCTGATCGGCCTCGATTTTTTGAAGCTTTTCGCCAGTTGGCTCGAACTCTCCAGCGTCAAGAGCTTCGGCTACAGCAGTGATGTTGAGTTCTGGCTTTGGCGGTGGAGCTGGTGGCCTCCAGCCGAAGTGCTTTGCCCAGTACCAGAAGGTTCCAGCGGTGACCTTCTCACCACCAGAGGTTGCGATCTGCTGAAGTCCTTTCCAGGAAGGGGAGTTTGCCTGCATGAGGCTGACAGCCTGATCGCGTGTTCCGCCTGCTTCTTCGACTGCTTTTATTAGTCCCCAGAAGAGGTTGCGGTAGATGTGATAGGTGCCGGTCCCGGCTTTGCGAGCGGGAACTTTGTCGAGTGCTTCGCGGACTTCGTCGAGTGTTCGAGTCTTGTAATCGCTGTAGCGACCAGCCTCGATCATTTTTTCGTGGATCTTGCGAGAGGGGAGGCCCTTCTCGATATCCCGAACGGTGTAGTAGTTCTCTGAGGTGTGGATGATGCTGGTCAATCCACCGGGGTTGCCATCACCATCGATGTGGAAGGTGCCCGGCAACCGCATGACGCGGGATGGGTTTTTGAGAGAGCGATCAGCGTCGGCATGATCGAGGAGTCTGGTTTGCAGAGACTTCCAGTCGTCTACTGAGATGGGCTCAGCGAAGACCCAATAGTTGTGGATTGATTTGCCGCCAGTGTCGACCTGAAGGGTTGGCTCCGGGAGCCCAAGGTCTTTCCATGCATCGATCTGCCATTCCTTGGGGCGATCGTCCCATTCGCAGAAGACGGCTCGGCACTGTGTGATTTCAGAGTCGGTGTCGCCACCATCGTTGATAACGGCGTAAACACCACGGCCTTCGTTCTGCCATTCTTCAACGGTGGCTCGTTTGGGTTCACCTTTGCGGCCAGAGTCAGATGATTTAAATGGATGGCCTGAGGGGTAGAAGGCCCTTAGGCGGAGGTTGCCTTTTTCTTTTTTGAGGATCGAGGTGAATAGCTTGGTCTGGGAGAGGTCAAGCGAAAGCGCGGGCATCGATAAGGTACAAGTCTTCTAAGGGGTGCCTGGGATCAGGCGGAGATGATCTGCAAAGCGTCCTCTGGGGACCTTGCTACGCCAGCGAAGCCACCAGCGGTTTGCACAGTATGGAGCCAATTCTGCTGGAGTCCAGTGAGACGGCCAGTTGGTGTTTTGACCTCAATGCTAGTGAAGACTGCATAGGACTTGCCCACGTCATCTTCTGTGATGGTCTTAGTAGTCCAGCCGACAATGTCGGCGGAGCCTTTGGCAAGACCAAACTGCACCGGTCGGCCAGTCCGGGGATCAGGGAGCTGGCCGACTTGATTCCTAAATAAGCGCACATCTTCCCGCGTGCCAAGGGCGAGACGAATGCGCTGCTGGATGTTCGTCTCGACGTTTGCCATGGGCCAAGGTTAATACCTTCGCCCATAAAAGATTTTGTACGCCCAGCCGGGCTTGTAGCCCTTCTTTTTGGCAAGAGCGAGGAGTTCAGGCAGGGTTCGAGCCCTGCCTATCTCTTTTCTCTGCTCCTTCTTCTCAATACGGTCGAGTGCGTCCTGTCGGCGCATCTCCTTCAGTTCGCCTTCGCGTTGGGTGAGTTCGCGCCTTGGTTTCGTCTTGAACTCATGCCCACAGCAAGGGCAGAACTGCTGCGGCTTGAAAGCAGCAAAACATTTAGGGCACTGCCTTACGGCTACTGCAGGTTCATCTTTGCGTTGCCGCTTTGGCTTGCTGTCTAGTGACCAAGGGCGAACGTCATCAATAAAGCCATGTTTGAGAGTGCTGCCAACGTGATCCAGAACAATTGCGATTTTTCCAGGTTGAGGGCGGAGGATGCGTCCGACTTGCTGGAGGTAAAGCGCTTCTGATTGTGTGGGGCGGAGCAGGATTGCTGCGGAGACTGCTGGAACATCGGTGCCCTCGGAGACGACATCAACAGAGCAAAGAACCTGAGTGCGACCATCGGCTAGGCCGGAGATTGCCTCATCGCGTTCTTCCATTGGCATGTTGCCGGTGACGAGCTTGGCGCGATAGCCAGCTGCGTTGAAAGACGCACAGACTGAGGTTGCGTGAGCTACTGAGCAACAGAACGCGATAGCAGGAAGACCGTCAGCAAGGCGGCGGTAATGACCAATGGCATCACCAGTAATTGTGGGGCGATCCATCGCCTCAGAAAGCTGATCATTGGCGTAATCCCCTGCGCGTGTTTTGACGTTCTTTAGATCGGCGATAACGGGCGGCGCGAAAACCCGGTGTTGTGACAAGAATCCAAGCTTTGTGAGCTGTTCTACGGATGGACCTGAGATGAGGGTTGAGAAATGGCTTCCAAGTCCGCGACCGTCGAGTCGGCTTGGTGTTGCGGTGACGCCTACAACTCTTGCGTCTTTGTAATGAAGAAGGATTTTGTCCCATGAGCCAGCAACGGCGTGGTGGGCTTCATCAATGATGATTAGATCTGGATCGACTGGCACTGTGCGAAGCCGTCGAGCCAGGGTTTGCACTGAGGCGACTTGTACTGAGTGAGCTGATGGCTTGAAGCCTGCAGCAATGATGCCGTGCTCGACACCAGCGTTTGAGAGCTTGTCTGAGGCTTGTTTTACGAGTTCACGACGGTGAACAAGGATTAGAACTTTGCGGTTTTTATTGTCGGCAAGGCGGCAGATCTCACTGAATACAACGGTTTTGCCAGAGCCGGTGGGCATGACCAGCAGCGCTCTGGAGTGGTGGGCCAGTGCGCTTCTGAGCTGGGTGATGGCCAGCTCCTGATAGGAACGCAATGCCATAGGGGGTTGCACGATTTGCGCTGAGGTTATATGGTGTGGCAGCAACGCGCAAGACGCTATGGGCTTTGGCATCGAGATGAGCAATGCGGAGTATCACGCCCACAAGGCGATCTCCAAGAGCAAGCTCGATGCTGCTCGTAAGAGTGGTCGGCATCTGTACGACATGTTGTACGGCCCGCCACGGGACTCGACTGCTGCATTTGACATGGGCACAGTGCTGCACGCATCTGCTCTGCCTGGTGAAAACGCAGATGACATCGCAGTGCGCATGCCTGCTGGCATGAAAAAGACGACTAAGGAAGGCAAAGCCTTTGTTGCTGAACACAAGGGCAAGATCATCCTCAATCCGTCTGATGCTTATGTGCTTGATCAAATGATGCTTTCTCTTCGAGAGCATCCCTTCACTGCGGGTCTCGTCAATGGCGAGTTAAAAGGCAAGGCTGAGCAAAGCTTCTTTTGCACTGATCCTGAGACCGGTCTTGAACTCAAAGCAAGACCCGACTTTCTGATGGACGATTTGTCGCTAATTATCGATCTCAAGTCCACTGTTGATGCGTCACCTAAGGGCTTCCAGCGCAGCGTTGCCAACTATCGCTACTTCGTGCAGGCATCGCATTATCTGGACGTGATTGAAGGTGCTACTGGCACCAGGCCACAGGCGTTTTTATTTGTAGCTGTTGAAAAGACTCGTCCTTTTTCGACTGCTGTGTACATGGCTGACCAAGCCATGATCGATCTTGGCAAGCAGCAAGCTCGTGAGGATCTAAACAACATCGCGCAGTGGATCGCTGACGACAAATTTCCTGGCTATTCCGAGCGGGTGGAGGAGATCTCCTTACCTAAATGGATGCTGCCTAAGGAAGACGGCGCTCCTGCTGATGCTCAACCTATTGAGTTGTATTGACTATTGGGCATCCATCACGGTGTAAGCCCCACTCAACCCACTTACCTTTTTTTTTGAATTATGGCTAACAAGCCGATTGCAATTACTGCTCCTGACTTCCGAGTCATTCAGCTTGACCTTGAGGGCACTGCTCCCTTGGTGATCAACAAGTTTTCTGCGAAAGCGCAGGAAAAGATGAAGTTGACCCAGGAGGCTGGAAGCACTTCTAGGTCACGGTCTGCCAAGGAAGCCAAGGACTTCGAGGCTCTGTACAACGGCGCTCGTCACATCAGTAATGAGGGTTGGGACGGCATCCATGCTGCTTCTTTCCGCAATGCAGCTATCAGCGCTTGCCGTGCTTGTGGCTTCAAGATGACGCACGCAAAGCTTGCTTTGTTTGTCGAGGCCGATGGCTTTGACCGTGACGACAAAACTCCGCTGGTGCGCATCACCAGAGGTGAGCCCGAGATGGTGATCAGCCCCTGCCGTAATGCAACGGGTGTGATTGACCTGCGCCCTCGACCCACCTATTTCCCGTGGTTTGCGAGTCTTCGTATTCGGTTTGACGCTGGCATGTTGACCGAGGAAGACGTTGTGAACCTGATGGCACGAGTTGGCCTGCAGGTTGGCATTGGCGAGGGTCGTCCTGACTCAAAAGCGAGTGCTGGTCTTGGTAACGGCTTGTTCCAAATCCTGTGAATTCCCACTCAATGGCATGGCATGGAATTGCAGGCAAGGCTCGGCTAGGCCCGGCACGCCCCGGCGTGGTCAGGTCCGGCAGGCGAGGCATGGCATGGCCAGGCAGGGCTCGGCCAGGACTGGTCCGGCAAGGATTTGCAGGCACGGCATGGTGTGGCTCGGACCGGCATGGAAACGCAGGCGGGGCATGGCACGTCACGGCTGGGCTCGGCTTGGATTTGCAGGCAGGGCTTGGCGCGGCAAGGCTCGGACTGGAGTGGATGGGAAACGCAGGCACGGCGAGGTTGGGCATGGCCAGGCGCGGCCGGGTTCGGATTCGCAGGCGAGGCATGGCCCGGCAAGGCTCGGCCGGGCGTGGATTCGCAGGCAAGGTGGGGCATGGCAAGGCCCGCCCCGGCCGGGATACGCAGGCAAGGTGTGTCAAGGTTGGGCTTGGCCGGGCCCGGATTCGCAGGCTTGGCCTGGCTTGGCGCGTCCAGGCCGGGTGGGGCTCGGAATCGCAGGCGGGGCATGGCACGCCACGGCAGATCACGGCAAGGCCTGGCCAGGCTGGGCCAGCAGTGGCAGGCAAGGCGGGGCGTTGCAAGGCATGGCTGGGCCTGGAATCGCAGGCTCGGCGGGGCTTGGAGTGGCTAGGCGCGGCACGGCATGGTCAGGAATTGCAGGCATGGTTCGGCTCGGCACGGCACGGCAGGGCACGGCGTGGCCCGGCCAGGAAACGCAGGCTCTTTGTTCAATTGCTTTCTATCAATGTCTAATTACGAGTTCAGGAACGGCGCTCACATCAAGGGCGTCACAGCAGACCAGGCAGGTGATGAGCTTGCTCGGATCTATGTCGAGAAAGGGGAGCTGACTGCTCCGCTTGTTGTTGATGAGTCGCGGCCTGAGGAAGCGCCGCTGCATCCTGCTTTCGAGTGGGATGACGCGGTTGCTGCTGAGAGGCATCGCGAGCATCAGGCACGCAACATCATCCGCTCGGTGAAAGTAATCACAGAAGACAAGCCTTCTGAGCCTGTCTATGTGCATATCTCCTCAGCCCAAAGCTACAAGCCAGTAGCGGAAGTTGTTAAATGCGTTAGCATGTACGCGGAAGCTTTACTGGCTGCCACAAAGCAAGTGGAACAAGCACAACATGCTCTTGATGTGCTTGAGAGGCATTGCAGTGACGAGAACGAGCCAATCATTCGTGATTTGCGCCTTGTGATCAATAACACTTGCGATGTCCTCAAAACACTTGCAACTGCCTAATTTCACCTACCTATTTGTTATGGCCCGTCAACCTGGAGCTAAGAACAAGACCCGCATCGAGTTGACTCTGTCACCTTGGTACGGCGAAAAGATCAAAGAGTTGCGTGTCGACTCTGGTTTTGAGACCGATCAAGCATTTTCTGCCTGGCTGCTCAAGAACACCGTGCAGATCCTGTGTGGTCAGCGCGAGCCCAGCAACCAAAAGCTTGGCGATCTGCGGCTGCGTATGGAACAAGCCCTCCCTGCCCCTGAGGTAATCAATGAGTGAGTCAACCGCCATAACCCAGGCTCCGCAGGTCTCTGGGTCTATCTATCTGAGCGAGGCAAGTTTCGACTTTGCGCAGCGTCAAGCTCGGATGCTGGCCGAGTCTTCCTTTGTCCCTAGGGAGTTCAAGGGCCAGGCTGGGTTGTCCAACTGCGTTGTTGCTGTTGGTGTTGCTCGCAGGATGGGCATGGACCCCACCTACGTCTGCCAATCGATCAATGTGATCAATGGCAGGCCCAGCTGGAAGTCTGAGTTCATCAGCGGTGCCATCCAAGGGTGCGGGAGGTTTACTGACTTTGGCTATGCCGAAACAGAAGATTCCTGCCAAGTGGTTTGCAAGCGTGCCGATTCTGGAGAGGAGGTGCGTGGAGTCAAGATCACGATGGAGATGGCAAAGGCTGAAGGCTGGACGCGCAACACCAAGTGGCGTTCAATGCCTCAACGGATGCTTCGTGCTCGTGCCGTGAGCTTTTTTGGCAGGGACTACATCCCTGACATTCTCAATGGCATGAGCAGTGTCGACGAAGCTGAAGTCATTGAAGCCGACATCAAGGTTGCGCCCAGCACTGCTGAGGACAAGCTTGACAAGGTTGCAAGCCTGTTAGCTCCTAAAACTGACCCTGTGCCAGTCCCTGAACCCGAGCGTGTTTCCGATGTCATTGAACCCGACGATTTTTTTGACTGACGAGCAGCTAGCCGAACGCTGGCAATGCCATCGTCAGACGTTGATCAGGTGGCGGACGAAGGGCACTGGCCCGAAGTTCGTCAAGATCAACAACCAGATCCGCTACAAGCTCTCAGACGTGGAAGCGTTTGAAGAGGCAAACACCGTTACCCCGGAGTAATCCATGGAATTCAAGTTCAACTCCAACATCTTCAAGAACAGCCCTGAAGACCAACAGCGTTTGTATGGGGACAAGTATGACCCCAACAAGAACTATCCAGTCTTCACCGGCACTGCAAACATCCCCCGCAAAGAGCTTGCAGCTTTCGTTGAGTATCTCCACTGGGCACTCCGCACTGAGCTGAAAGTTGACAGCTATCTCGGAGATGACGTTGTGCCCGTCAAGATCTCTGGTTGGCAGAAAGAATCCAAGAGCGGCAAGAAGTTCTTGAGCCTGGCTTATTCGCCCGACTACAAGACCTTGATGGCTTCTCGCGAAGCTAAAGAAGCGTCTGAATTGGCAGCACCGGCACCAACCGCTCAAGATGCCGCAGCTAGCCTTGCAAAGAGCACAGGCGGTGCTGTTGTGCAGACCCAGCAAGAAGACATCTTCTGATGGACATCCCGGACTCTCCGTTGCAGATGCAGCGTCAGTGGATTTACCAGAAGCTGGACGAACTGCCGGAGGGTTCGTCGGTAACGATCCCGGTCGAGCAGTATCGCGACATGGTCATGCGGCAGCTACAGCTGCATGACTTAGTTGCCAGCCAACAAAAACTATTGGAGGAACATGTCCCGGACTATTGAACAGATCGGCCTCACCATGCTCCGGTGGGGCAGCAAGCGTCCTGTGCTGCTGCAGCGTCCACCCAGCTGGACTGTGCAGTACCTGCGTCCGCTGCCAGCTGACAAGCCGCCAATCAATGTTGCACCCATCGGTCACGCTGGCATCTGGCTGATGAGACGCGCTAACCCGCTTTCCTACGTCAACGCAAATGGAAGTGCCATCAAGGTGACTTTGCCTTAGAATCACCGCTTACAGTCGTTATCAATGGGATTACCATTTTTCAACAGCAGTTATCTTAATCGAACAGTTTATTTGTCCGAGATAGATGATATGTCCAGCAGAGATGTTGCTTCTCTTCGTGCAGAATTAAAAGTAGCAGTTTCTTCTATGCAGGAGAAAATGCACGAGGAGAGAGATGTCGCTGAAAGTGACTGGCTTTATGGCATCAGCTTAAAAATTAAGATCTGCGAGCAGTTCCTGGAAAGGATCGACGAGCTTGCGAGTCTTGATAGCTCAAAGCTGAACCACTATCACCTCTTGTACTTACGGCAAGAGATCTCAAACGAGCTGGGTCCGCTCAAGGCCCAGCAATTATTCGACAAGTCCCGCGTTGGTGCGGTGGCTCAACTTCGCAAGGAATCTGTTTCGTGACGACCTTTCAATGGAATGACAACCATGCGCAAGCGCAGCATGGTGATGGCATCAGCCATCCCAGGAAAGGTGTCAAGACCAAGCCATTCAAGTTGCTGGTGCGCAACGGGCAGGCTGCACCAATGATCTGGCGCACCTCTGCTGAGAACAAGACTGCTGCCATTAAGTACGGCAAGGCTCGGTGGCCTGAAGCGGCCATTGAAGTGATCAAGTGATTACTTCTTACCGCCCTTCTTGCTGCCGCCTTTTTTGGTGCCTTTCTTCTTGTCGTCGTAGTGATAGGGCATGACCAAAGGTGTGACTCGCATTGACCTTAGCGCTGGTGTAGCGCTAGAGGATGCCCTTGATCTCTTGTATCGAGGCAAGGCAAACGCAGCAAAACTGGCTGCTGCTGCCGGTGTGTCTAAAACCGAGTTGCAGCGGGTCTTCGCCGACTACGTCTCGTCACGCGGCTTGGAGCCTGACGCTTGGCAAAAAGATGATGAGGTTTCCTGGCCCTTCATCACCTAGAGCTCAAAATTGGTTGCGGACTAAGGCCGACTCACGCATCCGCACCCCTCACACCTGATCCGCTGCAGGTCACTTGTCCTTCGCCCGTTTCAGGGTGAAGAGTCCGAATCATAGCCATGCGACAACCAAATTCAGTTGGAGTTCACCTTGTGACACTTGGAATCATGCCTCTGTTCAAGCCCTGGTTTTTTGATGGGGCCGTTGTGTACTGGGGTAAGCCCTGCCACACCCATAGCGCAGCACTTGAAGCAGCTGAGATACTGAGATCGACTTATCGGTAATTTATGGCCTCTTTGCGTTATCACGCTGGACGAATGGTCCTTAGCGAGGATGGCGATGGATGGCGCGTCAAAATAAAAACTAAGACCGGGAAAGTCTCCTACAGCCTCTCAGCCACTGAGCTTGAGCAAGCAGTGCTGGAGGCAGAACAGTTGTATGCAGATGCGCGTTGCATGAACAGTTCTCAGCCGCGTTGCATGAACTGCATACACTGGGAAATAGTAAAAGCCAATTGCAATGTTGGCTGTCCCGAAGGGAGGATGACTGGTGGAACCTTCGCCAAAGACTGCGCCTACTTCTGGCAGCATCCCGACTGATGCAATGGACTATGGCGATGGCTTTTACATCACTCAAGGTGTAGAACCTATTGGTGAGCCTCGCTATTGCAGTTGCGGTCCTGATGGACAAAGGCAGTTTTCTAATGACCTTTGGCAGGCTGACATTTACATCCAGCACATGAAGCATGCCAAAGCCAACAATTGAGCTTGTGGTTGAGGATGGTTGCCCTGTATGGCTTGTTCAATATGGCGGCATGGCACGTCACTTCCCAGAGTCGAAGGACTGGGCCGCTAAGCAATTTTTCGAGTTTGTAAGCCTTGCTTACAGCTCCATAGCCGATTCGCAGGCATCAAGTTCTGCGATGTGACCAACCGCCTGCTGCAGCATTTTGGCTTGGTGCCAGTTTGTCCTCACCAAGGACACGCATAAGGTCCGCAACGCATCGCCGTCGTCACAGCTCTGAACGTCGCGGACGTTTTTCTCTAACTCGAGTTCTTCCTCAAGGCTTTGGTGAATGACCATCCAGTCAGCCCAGCCCATAGCTTTGAAGATTCTTCTCAATTCATGCCACAGACGGCATCACTGTCAAGTGATTGTTGTAATGGCCTGTCTCTGCGTAGCTGTGCATTGGGGTGTTTGACATGGCGTGGAAGACCATCTGGCCGATCTTCATGCCTGGGTAGAAAGGCAATGCATGATGCAGTCGCTCGTTCTTCAATTCGAGCGTGAGCTTGCTTCCGTGCCAGCCTGGATCGCACCAGCCAGCGAGAAGGTGATTAACGCCATCTCTTGCACGGCTTGACTTGAGTACAAATTGGCAGCTGATGTCGTTGGGCAAGTTAAACAGCTCAAGTGTTTCAGCCAAGCAAAACTCGCCGGGCTGAAGCATGAACGGCTCATCTTCTGTCCTGTCTGAGATGTCGATGCGAATCAGCTCAGGGCTATAGATGCTCTCGATCATCAAGTGATCGCCTAAGCGCAAGTCCAGGCTGGCTGGATTCAACAGCTCTGGGTTGAAGGGAACAACCATGTCACCTTTGCGGCAACGAGCTTGGATCTCCCAGTCACACAGAACCGCCATTTGAGCAATGCAAAAACCAATGGTACTTAGATCTCAAGGGCTAACCAAAATGACCCAGCCAGTCTTCGGGCCTTCTGCCTGCCAGCGTTGATAGAACGCTGCTTGCCTCACACGGACATTGCGTCCCAGGTGTGGATTGGAGTGACCGCCTTTTTCCATTTCGGGATAGCCACGAGGGTCTTGCATGATCCACTCAGGATCACTGCTGTTTTTGCCTGCGTAACCGCTGATCACGCTCCAGTGCCCGCAACCCAATGCGTTGCACATCGGTGGCTCGCCGAGAAGCATATTTCCAACATGCAGCCAACCTGCCATGACGGGGCGACCGGCCTCCAGCTCTCGTTCGACTAAGTCAGCGTCAGCGTCTTTGCGGAACTCAGCCTGCAAGCCAAGGCTGCGCAGTGCTGCCAGCTGAGCGTCTACTGACGTGCTGTCGCCGTACTTAGCGCGGATCTCGTTGTACTCATCATCTGTGCGCACCTTCTTGTAATACGCCGCCACCATGGCAGCGGCCGAGCTGAAACACTCGCGATAGCCAGTTCCGGTTTTGTTGTCCCACTGCCGGAAGTAGGGCATGTAGATCTGCTGGTCATATCCGCTTTCCTTCCACGCCTGAAACCAATCTGCCTCGTCTTCCTCCAATAATCGAGCTGGCATTGACTCCTCAAGCTGTTTAATTGCAGCCAACTGGTGGGGCGTACCACGGAAGAACTGAAAAAACGGCAGCAAGGCAAGACCCATGGCCCCAAGCAGCAAGGTCACTTGGATAATGCCGGACACGCCTTACTTTTCAACTCTTGTGTCAGGCAACAGCAAATCCTTGAGATGCTTGACCGCCAAGTCGTCGAGGTCGTTGTCAGTGCGTGTGACGATCTTTTCCAGCATCGCCACGATCAACTCTTTAAATGCCCTTGAGCGCCACATGGTCATAACCAAGGGCTTGAGTACTAAAAGCATGAGACTGTTTTGAACAGCATCAATACCTTAGTTCCTATTGCTATGGCCTTCCAGTCGCGCTACTGACTGCTCCAGAGTTGCTAGTCGAGCAAAAATTTCTTGGTCACGAGTCCTGATGTCGGCGTGAAGCACATCAAGGCGGCTGGCTAGGTTGTCTACAGCGGTCGTAAGGCGTATCAGGGAGTCACGTCCCTGCTGACTCTGACGACTCATTCCCGTCAGCCCAGCTGAAGCTACGCCGACAGACGCTCCAGCTACTGCAGCCCAGACTTCAACCACCATTCGACCTCTAGCGTCAAACCATCATGGCAGAAAGCAAGGAATCGCAAGGCCAGGAGCAGGAAGACCACAGCAATGGTTGGCTAGGCGACTTTGTCCGCATCACAATCATGCTGTGGGCGATGGCGATTATCACTGCTAATTACGTCGGTTATTTCAAGGGTCAAATTGACGTGACTTTTAGTGCATCACTGCTTAGTTCGACTGCAGCTAGCTACGGGTTGACCATGAACAGAACGGCCAAGAAGAAAAAAGATGAAAGCGTTAACCTTGAAAGTAAAAGCACCACTTCAACCACCAAATGAAGCGCACATTTTTGGTATTGGGGATTACTTTGCTCGCTGCCCCTGCCCATGCTGACTTGACCCACCGAATCAGCAGCAGTATTCAGCTGGATGTTGGCGGCGCTTCAAGCCGTGCTGTTCGCGTTGGGAACAGCTACTCAATCAGCGGCAGCGGGGTTGATACCAGCGTCACCGCAGGCGGCAATACCACCGCTGATGCCATTGGTGGGCTTGGAGCAGCCACCAACGGCGTCAATGCCATCACGATTCCAGATGCAACGCAGGCGACTGGTGGCAATGCTTTCAGTTTTGCCAACAGCTACACCCAAGGTGACACCGTGCCTACCTCAGCCCCAACGGTTGGCGAGGTTCCTGCATTTGGCGATGTGACCAGTACAGCCGCAGGCACAAACACTGGCCTGGCAGGCACAATCACCACAAACGGGTCGATCACGATTTCGCCAGGCGCAGGAAACACCAGTGCTATCGGACAGGTGATCAGTGAACTGCAGAGCCGCTAGTGCGGTATTGCTGCTTCTGGCATCACCAGCGGCAGCTGTACCTGTAGTGCCTAACTTCAGCCAAGGTGTCGTTTCAACTCACACAGAGACCAAGACGATTGTGAAAGAGTCAATCGTCTCAGAATCGCACCGCACTGGCTGGGAGTACACAGTCACGGGCACTGGCGTTGAGCCAAGCAGTGGCACCGTGAGCCCTGTTGTTAGCGGTGCAGGCTTAGATCTTGCCAATCGCAGCAACTGGGTGCAATCAACACCAGGAGCTGCCTTCCAGTTTGCTGAGACCTATCAAGGCCCTGGTCTGATCGAAAAAGTGATTATTGACAGGGAGACCATCATTGAAAGCGTGACCGACTCCACCAGCACTTTCAGCCAATGAGAGCGACAGCAACTGCGCTGCTACTCGGCTTGATTTACACAGCACCTGCAGCTGCACAGGTGAGCGCCACTGCATCACCTGTCTCAAACAGCAGTGGTTCAGTGGTCAACCAGGCCGTGCAGATCACCCCAGGCCAATATCAGAAGTTCAGCTTCGGCTCTGGCATCCAGTGCGATGGAGCAACGCTAAATATTTCACCCTTCATGTCCGGCGTTCACTCTTTTGGCAAGCCAAACAATGAGTATTACCAAGAGCCGGTTTACGACAACAGCGACAACTATGGCTTGATTGACCCGGAAACTGGCTTGGACGGACCAGACGGAATACCTGACAATCCTGGCAAAGTCCTGTTCATGAAGCCGATGAGAACGGGCTATCGCAGCAATTACAGCAACAACTTTGGCATCACTGCCACTATCTCAGTGCCGCTAGATCGTCGTGCCATTGATCAGTGTCTAAAGGCAGCAGAAAAGCAAGTTGCGCTTTACGAACAGAGCCTTGCTGATAAGCGGTTGAATTACGAAATGGGGCGCCTCAAGGCATGTGCTCAGGCGATTCGTGAGGGTTATGGTTTTTCCAACAACAGCCCGTTCAAGGCGATTTGTGCTGACGTAGTGCTCAAGCCAATTCCTTTTAAGGATCACACTCACGAAATTATTTACCCACAGCCCGACGTAAAGCCATTAGTGCGCGATTCCGATCTCGTTGCGCCAGGATCCGTTCCCGTAAAGATACCGGTTTCTCCTTTTTCAAAAGAAGCTTCTTCACAACCTTCTTCGTGACTGGCTTGACTAGCTTCTGCAGCACGGATGCAATTGGCTTGCTCAAGATGGCAGCAGTAGTGGCAAACGCTGCAGTCACCGCAACTGAAACAGTCGGGCCGACATCAGGCACATAATTGTTGACGACCTGTGCGACAGGCACAGGATCCCAAAGCGCTACACACTTGCCGTCTTGCAACTCATAGCCCGCGAGAACCTCTGTCCCTAATTTGTTAAACGATCCGATTTCTTTTGCGCCAAAAGCTGGGCAGGGTGGATCTGGTGGCAACTTTGAATTGTCGGGGTCGGCACCCGGCACACCTGGGGAAGGGATCGCTGCCGGGGCTTTTGGCTCCGGCTTTCTCATTGGCGCCTGTGGCGGCTGAACCCATGTGAAATCACGGGGCCTGTAGTCAGGCGCCTCGTACACCGGAACACCTCCATCGCACAAGGTGACTGTGCCGCGGGGGTCGTCCTCAAAGGTCTCAACACCACCACCTTTGCCAATACGGGCACGAACGCAGCCAGGCATTTCAACAACTGGAAACGCCGCTGAGGTGACCGGTGGTGCAGCTGGTAAAACAGGGAGCGGGATTGGTTGACCTACAGAGATGTTGGGCACGCCGATCCGTTGCACACCTATTTCACGGATTTGAGGCATGAAGTCAGAGCGGTTTACAGCAGGTCAACTTTGGATTGAACGTAACCGCAGACGCGAGGGTCCGCCTGTCGTTTACACCGTATTGTGCGGCAACTCAGCCAGACCATTCACCGATCCAAAGGCAATCCTCAAATGGGTGAAGTGGCCCAAAGGTACGCCTACAGGTGACGCGCTACGAGAATGGCTGGCGGCGTTTGAGCAGAAACCTCAGGCACCCGCGCCAGAACTGGACATGGCGAAAGTCAAGGCGGAAGGCTTCGGGCCTGAAGCTCATGACGATGATCCAACCGCCAACACCAAGATGGTGACCTGAGTTTGATCGTGCTATAAATGGCTTAGGCATACCCCCTACCCCTGCGTCGGATGGGTCGTCACTGCCAGCAAACCGGTGTTACCCGTGAGGTGCACTCCGTCACTGCGATGTCTGATCAGACCAGGAGAACCCTCGGGACGCCGGGGGTTTTCTTGTGTCTACTCCCCGCAAAGCAGGACAGTCACAGATATGCGGTACTTAGGCCCGTTTACTGACTGCGGCCTGATTGCATGGGGAATGCTGCCGTCAAACAGGATGATCCGCCCTGGCGTGTAAGACGAGGCAAAACTGATCCTGCTCAAGTCTTTTGGGTCGTAGAACAAGGTCTCTCCGTACCAGCCATCCTCCCAGTCCAGGTTGCAGTAGTACAACGCAACTTGCTTGCCGGGGTGTGAGTGGATGTAATGCACGTCTGACGGACGCACCAGATTCACCACTGCGCTTTCAATCCGTCGCGAGGTGAAGAAAGCTGTTTCCTCTATGCACGGGGCGATGTAAGTGAAGATCCCGCTGGCGTCTAGCTGCTCCTGGCTCCAAGACGCATAGACGTTCGGCACTGACTTTTGATGGTCAACAACAGGTCGATCGGTCCAGCCAAGTGTGAAGTTGGCGCGAGAGCAGTAATCAAGGGCCTTTTCACGGACAGCGAAAGGCACCTGATTGTCAAAGACTTCAATTTTCATAAGTGATCAAGTGTTAAATCGTTCAATTGCACGGTTTAGATACCACGCTGCTTTTTGCAGGTCTTGGACCGTGTTGCCCTTGTGCCATGCCCGCAGCAGGTACTTCATGGTCTGCCCCACGAGATAGCCAGTCACGGCATCAGGCGCACCAGCGACCACATCCTCGATCACCTCAATCGCCTCGACGCGACCTTTGGTGTAGTGCGCTGGTGAGTTGACCTGATCGCTCATTGAAGCTTGAACGGCACGGCCGGTCCAGTGCTGGTCGGCAACTCTGGCATGGCTTCGTCAATTTGACCCGGCACCATGTCAGTCACCTTGCCGGTGATGTCATCCATCATGTCGGCGGCCATGTCATCGATCATCCCTGGAATTTGAGCAAAGGCAGCAATGCTTAGCCCAACAAGCGTCCCAGACATCACAAAGCCCAGCACGCCAAGCACGTTGTAGACCTTTTGCATGGTTCTTAGATGCACTCATCCATGCTACGGCGCTCGTAATAGCGCTTCAATTTCTCGCATTCTCGGGCCTTGCTGTGTTGACCGAATTGATCAAACAGCACTGCTCGTGCATGCTCGTAACGAATAGCTGTTGGCAAAAGCTCTGTTGGTACGCGGCTCCCCATGGGTGAGAATCTGGTGCCGTTGAGTTTGGTGCTCATGATAAATAGATAAACAAAAGGCCCCCAAAAGGGAGCCTCTTGCCGACCTGTGTGAAGAGTCGACTGAGTTATAGCTCAGAAGCTAAATTTCGCACCAGTCTTGAAACCAAGGCTCAGCTCATCGCCAGTGCTGAAAGAAATCTCGCCGTAGAGAGGACCACCGCTGATACCAGCTTTGCCGGTCAGCTCGACTTCGTTTTCACCAGTGTCCGGCAGGACAGCTGCTGGGCCTGCCTGGATGTAGGCACCATTGTCGAAGTCGTACCCAATGTGAGTTTCGAGGGTGGCACCGCCCGTGCCGGAATCAAGCCCGGCTGAGGCATTGAGTTCCGGGTTGATGTACCAGTCGGCACGGACTTGAGCAGGAGATGCCAGCACAGCTGCTGAAACGGCGACACCACTCGCAATGAGAAGTTTGAACATTTGGAAGAGAACTAACGTTTTCCCTGGCCACGATACTTCTTTCGTCCATGGGACGGTTTTGAATGTGATCCATCCCCTTGACGAGTCTTTTTGGGCTTGCTAGGGACAAAGTTTTTCCCGCTAATTGATTGAGCCATTAGATGCCGTCAGTGGATTCCAGCAGCGCATATTTATTGGTCAAGCCGGTGTAAAGACCATGCTGAGGGTGGCTGATCTGATCGCGACCATCAAGGAAATACAACTCGTTGATCCACAGCACTCTTGAGGCCATGGCCTGTATGTCCTCCGCGCCAGGCTTGGAGGCGATCATTGGATCTGGGCGTTTCATCAGGAACCTGCAGTGATTGCAGCGTTCAAGGGTGCAAGATCCTGGGCATCAGTCCAATAGGTCTTGGCCACCATGATCTGCAGGTGCTCAACGTTGCGTGCAACAGTTGCAGTCTGCTCATCATCACGGCTGCTAAGAGCTATCAGATCGTTAATCAGGGTGACTGAATCCAGGGCAGCATCGTAATGCGCCTGGATTTCAGCAGCAGTCAGGGTTTCTTCGGACATTTGTTGGGTCAGATGCCTGCAGCGTCAAGTCTAGCCTTAAGCGCAACATTTTCTGTTGACAGCTCTTTGACGGCGTTCACCAAATACCAAGTCAGGTTGTCTGAATCGACAGACTTAACACCTGTAGATTCTGTCTTGACGCAATCTGGCAAGACTTCCTCCAGCTCTTGAGCGATAACGCCGAGCTGAACGCCTGACTTGTCGATCGCATCAGTTGCACTGAGTTCAGTGATTTCCTCGGGCAAGCGATACTCAAAGTTGCGAACACGAATGTCGTTAATTGCTGCCAACCCAGTTGTGTTATCAACAATGTTTTTCTTGAGGCGACGATCAGAAGTAGTTGACCAAGAAGATGAGTTGTTGCCTTGGTAAACAGCTCCGCCTGATGGAGAAATAAAACCTGTGTCGTTACCTTTGCCTGTCTGGCCAGAGCCAGAAGAAACAACTAACTCATTCGATGCGCCACCAGAAGAGCATCTGGCATCCCTGCCAATCAAGGTATTTCTGTTTCCTGTTGTCGGGCCAGTGTTTTCACCAGCGCTTCTGCCAATAAGAGTATTATCACCGCCTGTTGTTACTAGCAGGCCAGCTCCACGGCCCATGCATACGTTGTCATTGCCTGTTGTGATTGCTTGCCCACAAGAGTTACCCACCGCAACATTGCCAAGCCCAGTAGTGACTGCGCTAAGAGAAGTAGAACCGACACCAACGTTGTCCCTGCCTGTAGTTTGTGCGTCAAGACTGTTAGCACCAATAGCAGTGGAGTAATCGCCTGTAGTGTTTTGCTTTAACGCATTATAACCCATTGCAGTGTTGTAGTTTGCCGTAGTATTGTTCTCCATGCAGTTATGTCCAACCGCTATATTGCCAGCGCCGGAACTATTGCTGTAAAGAGCACTAACGCCAATACCAGTATTGCTATAGCCAGTGGTATTTGTAATCAGTGCGTTCCAGCCAAACGCTGAGTTTTCGTTAGCAGTATTTGCGCCTAAAGCATTATGGCCGACCGCAGTGTTTCGGATGGCAGTTGTACTTGCATCAAGAGCATTAGTGCCGACTGCTACGTTTTCGCCGCCTGTGGTCTGTGAACTAAGCGCGTCAAAACCAACAGCAACGTTGTTACTAGCAGTAGTATTTGCATCAAGCGCGTTAGCACCAACAGCAGTGTTGTAAGAGCCGGTGCTGTTTACAAGAAGAGCATGTCTGCCAGACGCTGCGTTGAATTGTCCAGTTGTATTAGCACTTAGAGAGGATTCACCAACGGCTGTGTTTTGCCCGCCAGTGGTGTTTTCTTCTAAAGCCTGGTGTCCGACAGCGGTGTTATTGCCTGCAGTGGTGTTCTTTTCAAGTGCTTCTTGACCAATAGCAGTGTTTCCAGCGCCAGTGGTGTTAGTGGTTAAAGCGTTTGTGCCGACTGCGACGTTAGAGCTTGCTGTGGTATTCGCGTCCAATGCACCAACCCCAATACCTACGTTCGATTGACCAGTCGTGTTTGCAAATAAGGCGTCTTTACCTACAGCAATGTTGTGGTCTGCTGTAGTGTTAGAAAAAAGTGCGTTATAGCCAATCGCAACGTTATTAGAACCCGTTGTGTTGACATAAAAAGACTCGCTTCCAACTGCAGTATTTTTTTGCCCTGTTGTTGTATTTCGTGCAGCATCTTTTCCTGCCACAACATTATGCGTGCCAGTGGTGTTGTGGCGTAAGGCGTCATAGCCAACACCTGTATTGTCTGCTCCTGTGGTGGTGCTGTATAAAGCCCTGGCACCAACAGCAGTCTGTCTTGCACCACTCGTGTTGCTGTATAGAGCGGTATAACCAATGGCAACACTTTGATTGCCAGTCGTATTTAAATACGCGGCATACCCACCTATAGCAACACCTTCAGTGCCAGTTGTGTTTGACCCAAACGCGTGGTAACCAACACCAGTGTTGTTATTTGCAGTGTTTGCATCAAGTGAGAAGTTGCCGACAGCTACGTTTTGAGTGCCTGTTTCATTGACGCCCAGAGCTGCGTAACCAATAGCAAGGTTGTGATTTGCAGTAGTATTTGCATCGAGAGCGTTTGCGCCAATCGCAATGTTTTGACTGCCGGTCGTGTTAACACCTAAAGCAGTATATCCATTCGCAATGTTGTAATTTCCGGTAGTATTTGCATCAAGAGCGAGTGAGCCAACCGCTGTGTTTTGCGTGCCAGTGGTGTTTACGTTTAGAGCGGCTCTACCAAGTGCTGTGTTGTTGCTTGCAGTTGTGGCAGCAGACAGAGCTGCGTCACCAAAAGCTGTGTTGTCAGCACCAGTGGTATTTGCATCAAGTGCAACATATCCCACTGCAGTGTTATTAGCGCCTGTAGTATTGGCACCGAGGGTGTTGTAACCCATTGCGGTGTTTCTGTCGGCAGTTGTGTTACTTGTAAGGGCAGCAGATCCTACAGCTACGTTGTAATTACCAGTGGTGTTGTGATCCAGCGCGTTATAGCCGACCGCAGTGTTATGTGATGCAGTGGTATTCGAGTTCAGCGCGGCACGGCCAATCGCCGTGTTACGTCCACCAGTGGTATTTGCGCTGAGAGTCGCGTGCCCGACACCCGTATTAGTAACACCAGTTGTATTTGCATCAAGAGCGAGTGAGCCAACAGCAACGTTTTCCGTACCAGTGGTGTTTGTCAGCAGGGCTTCTCGGCCAACAGCAACGTTATAATTTGCAGTGGTGTTATCCCTAAGGGCACGCATACCCACTGCTACGTTGTAATCTCCGGTTGTATTTGTTGTTAGAGCGGTGCTACCTATTGCGGTGTTTTCGGAGCCAGTAGTGTTTGCATTTAGTGCGTTTTTACCAACAGCAGTATTGTGATTTGTAGTGCCATCATCGTTCGTAAGAGCACCCGTTCCAAGGCCAATCGTTGCGCCGCTGCTGTTCGTAACAGCATCAGACAAGCCATTGATTTCAGTTGCTCCACCACTGGCATCGGCGAACTCAATGTCTCCGTTAGTCGAGTTGTAGGTAAGGACTTGACCGTTACTTGCGCCTGACTGCAGACCAGGAATGCGCAGGCTGCTGATATTTGCATCACCAAGCGTGATTTCGTTAGAAACGCTTGTTGTGCTTGCGTCTGCGTTAGCGCCAAGAATAAGGTTATTCGTGCCGGACAGGCTTACGTTGTATTGAGCCTCGTTGCCGATAATTGTGTTGTTATCACCTGTCACAGACGTGCCCGCACGACTGCCAAGGCAGACGCCATAACTTGCAGTGTTGCTCGACCCAGTGCCTCTTCCGATAAACGTATTGCTTATGCCTGTAGTTACACTGAAACCACTAGCTGCGCCATCACCAATGTATACATTACTGGCGCCAGTCGTTACACCTCTGCCTGAATTGGTTCCAATAAAAACGTTGTTATTTCCAGTGGTCAATTTTCTGCCACTGTCGCTGCCAGAAATAGCAACGTTGAAATTACCTGTAACGCCAGCAGAATTATTAAGTGCGTTGCCAATCGCGATATTTCCGCTTGCTGTTGTTATGTCTCTGCCAGCCGTATAGCCCAAAAGGACATTTTTCGACCCTGAAGTGATGTCCAGCCCAGCGTTATAGCCAAGCGCCGTATTGTTCTGATTAGTGCCATTGCTATTAGTTAACGCACCAGTGCCGAGACCAACACTGACTCCACTGTCGTAGGTGACAGCATCAGACAGACCATTGATCGCGGATGCACCATCAGCGCCATCAGCGCCTGCAGGTCCTTGAGGACCGGTTGCACCAGTTGCACCCGTAGATCCGGTTGCACCTTGGGGGATAGCAAAGTCAAAAGTAGCGGCAGAACTTGAGCCACTATTGGTCACAGTGGCGCTTGAACCTGCAGCACCCGTGGTGACAGTGCCAACAGCAATCGTCGCTGCAGCACCTGCAGCTCCGGTTGCACCAGTCGCGCCTGCTGGGCCAGTCGCACCTGTATCGCCTTTGTTGCCAGTCCTGGCAAAGGTGACAACTAGACCCTGGTTGGCAGTGAAGGTGCCACCACCAGAAACATAAGCACAAGTGACTTTGTGATATCCGCTCGCTTCTGTTGCAGCAGAAACTGTGTAGAGCCTGAACTCGTCAGGATCGTTTTCTACGCTGACTTTGAAATGACCCTTGATCGTAGAGGTAGAGTCATCAATCGTCCTCAAGAAGGACTGAATATCGGTGCCATTTTCGTCGGCATCATCAATAAATAACGTTGTCGCACTTGCAAGAGTGCTGTTGTTGAAAGCTAGCTTGCCTGTTCCAGGGTCAGCATCGCTGGTGGAAGTGCTGAACAGATACTCGAACGTTGCGCCACCAAATGCACCAGTCTCGCCTTGAGGGCCTTGAGGTCCAGTTGCGCCAGTAGGGCCTTGAGGTCCAGTCGCACCAGTTGCACCAGTCGCTCCAGTAGGGCCAGTGCTGCCGTGAGGAATGCCGAAGTTAAATACAGCAGTACTGGAGTTGCCTGAGTTGGTAACAGTGGCACTGCTGCCTGCACCAAGTGTGGTGACTGTGCCAACCGAGATGCTGCCTGCTGGTCCTTGAGCACCCGTCGCGCCGGTTGCACCAGTCGAGCCTTGCGGACCAGTAGCACCCTGAGGACCAGTAGCACCCTGCGGGATAGTGAAGTCAAGAACAGCAGCGCCTGAAGAACCACTGTTTGAAACGCTTGCGTTTGACCCGGCAGAACCAGTTGTGACATTGCCAACTGCGATAGTCGCAGCAGCACCGGTTGGGCCAGTAGCTCCTTGAGGACCAGTAGCTCCTTGAGGACCAGTGGCACCCGTGGCACCTGTTGCTCCAGTGGCGCCTGTTGCTCCGGTCGGTCCGGTTGCACCACGAGGCAGCGTGATGTCAAGAACAGCAGCAGTAGAGGTGCCACTGTTGCTTACAGCTGCATTACTCCCAGGTGAGCCTGTAGTAACAGTGCCAACTACCACTGTCGCGGCCAAACCTTGCGGTCCAGTCGGGCCAGTGATGACAGTGACGACTTTAGTGTTGGGGTCTCTTACTACTGCGGTCGTCATGCTGTGTACCCCTGACTGACGGTGATCACACCCTCAAGATAGTACTGACGCAAGCCAGAAGAATCCTGAATCATGACGTCGTAGTAGAGAACGTCAGGGAACTCAGTGGTCTGAGTATCGGTCAAGGACAAGGTGACCTTGCCCTGTGCCCGATTGTTGTACGCAACCGCAAAGTCAGCGTACTTTTGAGTCCTCTTTTCGTTCCAGGCTTGCGACAGCACCGTGGCACCTGTCAGGTCAATCACTGCAGCCGGGTCACCTTCCTTGAATTGAATCTCAAGCGAAAAATCAGCCCTGCGTTGCAAGGTGAAGTTATAAGTGCCGGGATTAACTGACATGACAAGCCTTTTTAGGCAATTTTAGCCCCCTTACCAGGGAACTCCAGAGCCGGAAACAGGAGTGCGCTGCAAGTCGATCTGTGCCTGGAGCGCAGCTTCGATTTCAGCAACCTTGTCCGCACCACCAAGCTTGGCTTGCAGAGCTGAAATTGCCCAAGACTCTGTGAGTTCCGAATACGCGGTCAATTCGGAATCATCTTCAGGCTGGTCAAGACCAACGCTGCCATACGCACCAGCTTCATAGGTGCCGTCGTTAGCGGTAACGGTGTAATGCACGGTTTGCACAGCACCGTTGCTCAGCTGACGATCCATGGTGCCAACGGCCCAAGTGAACGTTGTGGTGGGTGTAGCCATTGGGAAAGTCCTTGCAGGTGAAGTTTACCTATTGCGCCTCAAGGGCGGCAACTTTCGCTTCTAGGGTTTCAATCTTACTGATGGCTTCTTGCAACGCAGCTGTTAGCAATGGCACCAGCTTCGACTGATCGATGCCCTGATAATCAGGGATTGTGTTGCCATCCTCATCAAGCTTGTTGTCCCCAACAGAAACACCCTCTGGCAGCTCTTGGCCTTCTTTCCAAACTTCTACGCCGTTGTGCGTTCCACTGATGGCCTCTGGCACAACGGTTTGCGCTTCGTGTGCAAGAAAACCATCGACTGTTCTATCAGTTTCACCAATAAAGTTAAATCGTTTAGGCGCTAACTGTTTGACACGAGTGATTGCGCCATCGAGATCAACGATGTTTTCTTTTAAACGATAATCAGACGAAGTTAAATAACTGGTCGCTGCTGTTGCGGTTTGTTGGATCCTGCCAGTAGTAGTGCCTGCTGAATTTATAAATAGCAAATAATTTTGATTTAAGGTTGAATTTGTAGGCTTCAGCACCATCCCGTTTCGGGAAGTGTCAAACGCAGCACATATCAATCCGTTAGCGAGGCCGGAAGTCGTATTAATAAGTACGTCACCATTATTGGCGACAGTCACTTTATCTACATAAGATCCAGAAACATTGCTTGAGATCGTCAGATCATTATCGTCTTGGTTGGAGTTGAGTCTCCATCCATCGCCGTTATCGTCACCTTCATCTGCAATCAAATACAGGCTGGCGCTTAATCCTTCTCCTCCAGTAACCCGCAAGTCTCCTGACTTGACATCTACCATTCCCGATGAATCGATTCGCAGCCGCTCGCTACTGGCAGTTTCAAAACGCATAGAGTTATCGCTATGCACATACCGGATACTGCCTGCCTCATCATCAGCAGCGTCTCCAAAATAGATGCGCCCTGTTGTTGCTGAAAGAATGGAAAGACCGGTATCTGCAGCACCTTTATCAATTACAAAATCATCAGCATTAGCGTCTGGCGTAACAGTTGATCCAGTTCCAATTTTTACCATGCCCGCGCTGTCGATTCGCATCCGCTCGAAAAGACTTCCGCCTGTTCTTGTATCAAAAGCAAGTTCTCCATTGTTTGCACCTTGTGATATTCCCCTAATTGTTGAAAACTGTTTGATGGCTGCGTTACTGTCATTGCCTTGAAAAGCAATGGAGGGTCCAGTCCCAGCCGCAAAGCTGCTTGTATCCCTTAGCTTTAAAGCTGGCGTATCTCCATGAACTTCTAGCAGTTCAGTACCACTTGTTGCACCAATCAGCACGCGGCCAGAGCTGTCAATTCGCATCCGCTCGGAATTGTTTGTCCCAAAACTAAGAACACCGGCAGCCTCAGTAGCTCCTAAAAAACAACTTCTGCTGCCACTGCTGTTAAATATCTCAACACCCCCGGTAGCGTCACCTATGGCCGAAGCATTTGCATCATGAAATCCTAAACGAGGGCTATTATCTACAATCCGTACATCTCCTACAACGTGTAATTTTTCAGCAGGCGACGTCGTACCAATGCCAACATTGCCGTTTTCATCGATGCGTAATCTTTCAGCAATTGAACCTGCATTTCCAGTGGCAAACGTCAACCCTGTTGCATTACTGCCGCCTTCATCGGTGGCATTGATTGCTGCAGTAATTCCACCAGTAGTAACAGCAAACGCAATGTTTCGTCCAATATCTCCAGTGCCTTGCGGTGCCTCAAAAACAGCTTGATACTCAGATAACGTTTGACTTAACGTTCCGTCGCCGCTGCCTGGACCGAAGTCGACTAATGCTCTGGGTGAAGTCGTGTTGACGCCAACATTTCCAGAGCTGTCGATAACCATGCGGTTACCAGTTCCAGCAGTCCTAAATGCTAAGCGATCATTTGTATGGCTATATTCGACAGCTCCGCGATATGCAGCATCACCTGAAGTTCCGTCAGCAAAAGTAAGTGAACCTTGATTGTTAGTGGCTGAATAAACTGTTATACCTTCACCGCCTGATCCGCTACCGACAACTAGGTTGTCAGAAGCGTTGCCAGTAAAACTGGACATAGTGGTGTTGCCAATACCAACACGGCCTGAGCTGTCGATTCGCATTGCTGAAGAACCAGCAGTGTAAATCGAAAGAGCGTCAGTGCTGTGATTGTACTCAAGCTGTCCTCTATACTCGCTGGCACCAGAAGTCCCGTCTGAAAAATATATTGAGCCGTAATTTGACGTGCCACTGCGAAGTGTTAGACCGCAGTTGCCACTATCTGCGACAGTTAAGTTGTCAGCAAGGGCATTGCCTTCAGTCGTGGTGCCCAAGAGCAACCGCCCCGAGCTATCAATAACAAGCCGCTGCGTGCCGCTTGTCGCAAATGCCAACTCGTTCGCAGCAGGTGACAGCACACCCGTGTTTTGGTCGTCCGCAAACGCCAGTGCTGGTGCGCTCGCCGTTCCATCAGGCAAGTTCCGCAGCAGGTCACTGACGCTTACTTTCTTCGTCGCATCCGCTCCAACATCAACGATCGGCAGAACGTCAGTCCCGGCGAGGGCAGTGGCAGCCGTCAGTTCGGTGATCTTGACGTTTGCCATGATCGCTCAATAGGTGTGAGGACAGTCTAAGTGCAGACGATTGCGTCAACTAGAGGTGTCGTCTGCAATCGACGATTGATATGCACTGATCACATCAGCGGTCCAGAGTGCTGCTGCGATGTCCTGCACTTCCTGCGCTTCGCCACTTACGTCCTGACCAGGAACAACAACATGGCGGTGATGGCTGCGTCCCAGCTCAACGCCATCTTCTTCGACCACAGTGGTGGTGCGGATTTGGATGACCTGATTAGGCAGGATCTCTTCTTTGAGTTCAGTGCGCTTGGTGATGGCCATTAGGGACGTTCTCCGAACGAAACAGGTTTAGGCGTAGTTTTGAGCCGTTGCGGGCTTAAGTCGTTATCTCATAAGTGAGACTAAATCTCATATTATTGTCACTAGCATTGTTCAGATCACTGTGTCTTACATCGTTATAATTAGTGTTACCTACTCCTTTCCTAAAACGGATAACCCAGCTATTGTCGAGATATTGAAGAAACGCAACTGCTAAGCTTGAACCAAGTCGCTCTCCATGAACAGCGGTAGACCCTAATTCCCCACTTGTAGTTGAAGGGACAAAAGGTAGACCGCCAATTTTAATGGGATTAGAGGAGGTAATGTTATCTAAAGCATGAATGTCGCAGTTAATTGTTACCAGCCTACCAATTTTTGTATAGGTATTAGTATATTGCGATGATCCAATGTTTCCGTCGCTTGCACAAGTTGGCGTCCAAGTGCCCTCCTCATAATCTTCGAGAGCGTTTGCGGCAGCCGTGTCGCTGTTGAACTTAAGACCGTCATTATCAATTCTTACCTTCTGAACATTTCCAGTAGTCCCATCGTTGGGAGCAACATAGAAATACGTCCCATCAGAAGAGCTGTTACTGTCCCACTTGCAGCCAAGCTCACCACGGGTGTTTCCTGCTGTAGTTAATCTAAAATCAATTGCTGCGCCTTTATTTGCGGTAGCGTTAATAAAGTTAGATACGGCAAGTGGATAAGAACCACTAGAGCTAGTGTCAACAACTTCAAGCTTTCTGTCCGGCGATGTGACCCCAATGCCGACGTTGCCAGAGCTGTCGATTCGCATTTTCTCGCCATCAGCACGGCCAAAAATATGCTGATCAGCAGTCGTAATACTATTGACAAATGATGCAGTCGAACGGTTGTAATGATTTACAGTATTATTTCCAGCACTACTTCCAGGGTAAAACTCAAATCCTTCCGTGCCAGCATCTGAAACAACGAGTGCCCTTTGAGGATCCGCCGTTCCGATGCCAACTCGGCCAGAGCTGTCGATAACTACTTCATCGGCGCCTGCACCGTTGTAGTTAAGTCTAAAAGTATTGTCAGTATAGGTATAGGCAAGCCAATCATTTGTGCTGTTTGTTGCCTCAAAAGCTTGTGTACCTTTTAGTGTTAAAAGATGACCAGGCGACGATGTTCCGATGCCCAAATTGCCAGAGCTGTCGATGCGGGCAGATTCACTGCCACCTGTATCAAAAGTTAGGTTATTGCCACTACCTCCGATCCGAATGTTGTCTCCCGTAGAAGTGTTATTCCTGAAGCAAATTTCAGCAGCCGTTCCAGTTGCTTCAACGTACTGAACAATATTGTTACCCTTAACATGCAAATTAGAGGCAGGAGACGACACGTTGATGCCGACATCCCCAGGAATACCCTTGAACAGGCTTTCGACCGTGATCTTTTTGTTCTTATCAGCCGCAGCAGCCTCGCTAACGTCCACAATCGTCAGCAAGTCGCCCGTTGCCTGACTACCTGCAGCAAGAGCAGTCAGATCCGTAATTTTGCGGTCGGCCATTGCTTACGTTTTGATGACGTACATCATTGCAATGTTACGCGGCCTGGCCTCACTGCCACCACTATTGGCAATGCTGGTTGAGACGCTGATGCCAGTAAAGGCATTGTTTGTGTTTTTGTTCCTTTGTCCGCAGTCGTTATCGCCTGCTTTCCAAGGTCGATAACCCTCGTTGTGAGCTTGCTGGTCAATGTAAACATGGTTGTGACCAGGATCGGTCACGGTTGATGTGGCTGTGTGATTGTGTTGCTTGTTCTGGTCTGACTGTGAGCTTGCAAAACTGCGACCACTATCAACACTGCCGTTGTCAGCCCAGCCGCGAACAAACTCACCGCGTAGGTCTGGAAGGTTAAACGTGCTGCTGCCATCGCCTTCACCCCATGTCGTTCCAATAATTGCGAAGAGAGCAGCTTCAGTGGTCCTGCTAACTGCAGCGCCATTGCACTTCAAATAACCACTCGGCGCAGTGGTCGTCGCCATCAAGTGAACCGATCCAGTTGGCACAGCCTGCGGCAAAGCCGTAAAGCTCAGATTGCCGCTGCCGTCTGACTGCAACACGTCATTCGCATTGCCGTCACTGCTGGGCAAAGTCAGCGTGATGTCGCTGGCAACGTTTGACGGGGCTTGGATCGCAACAAAATTGCTGTTGCTCGTATCCCGCAGCCTCAGTGCTTTGCGATCACGGATCGTGATTCCATTGCTGTCGACATGAGCACGGCGCGTCCCACCAGTGACAATGCTGAAATCATCAGCAGAATTTTTAAAGCAGCCAGTGTCAGTGTCCCCGGCGAAACGAAGTGGCAAACTGCTAACCGTTCCCGCAGGCACGGTGACGTTGCCAGTAAACGTTGGGCTGGCAACTGTTGCAAGACCAAGATTGGTCTCATTCATATTGCCAATAGTCACGAAGCCAGTGTTCGTACTATTTCTTAGCTTCAAAAGATTAGTGTTTTCGTCTGCCCAAGGCATCCGGGCAACAGAATTAGCGGCACTAGGCTCAGATGAACTCGCATTCAGGCTGTAGATCGCAGCCATGTTGGAGTTAATGTCCGAGCGGACGTTTGCTCCAGTGTCATTCTGGATCGGAGTGGATTTTGTCTCGTTTACAAAGGACATCAGCCGATTCCGTAGCCAGTAGCGGTCCAGGTCACGTCGCGTGCCACGCGCTGGTTAGTCCCATGGTAAACCGAAAGATCAAACCCGGTAGCCGTGCTATTGCTAACAACGTAATGCTCGCTAGCCGTTTGAGCATTGAAAATAATGCCTACAGCTGGAGGGACATAGAACTTGTTGCCAGCGCCGTAGCTCACGCTGACATCGGTATCGCTGACGCCCTGTGCGTTTGTAGTCACTGTTCCAGTAATCGTCCTAATCGGCATTTCCGCTTGAACGCGCAGCTGGTCAACAGCAATCTGCTCCTGCGGGCCGCCAGTGCTGAACTCTGCTTTGACCTGGTAGCCACGGGCCTTGAACTCAGCGTTGTTAAACCGACGCCAGCTCGTGAACGTAGGAGAACCCGCAGGGTCATCCTGTGTGGTGCGGATATACAGCTCCACATCACAGGTGTTTGGAGCGGTGCCGTCAAACTCAGTGATCAGGTCAAAGTCAGGCTCATCGTCAATGCGTTCTCCATACGGGAAAAAGCTGCGAGCCCGCAACGTGCTGTCCAACCGCAGGCTAAAAACATCGCTCAACGTAAACGTGTTGCCGCTGTTGAAGACATACGTTCCAGATTGATGCAGCTCGTCGTCGCCTTGCAGATCTAAATTGCTGTCGTCCTCAAGTAACAAGCCGCCGCCATCTTCCAGGTCAAAGTCGCCAATAGCAGCAAGCTCATTGCCTGTAGTCGCTAGCTCTAGCTCATTGTTTACGGTGTCTACCGTCAGGTTGGTCTTGGTGCCGCTAAACGATGGATCTTCTGTCGAACCCAATGCACCAACAACCTCAACATTTAAAAGGTCGGCCTTCGTGAATTCGATCAGCGCAGCTGTCAGGCTTTCGCGGCCACCAGAATCAACAAACTTGGCGCTATACGTTCCAGCCTTCAGGTCGGCATATGCTTCAGTCGCAGAACCTGAGATCTGCTCAGAAATGCTGGTTGAAGTCGGCCAGGTAACACCGCTTAAATCAGGCGAATGACGCAACCGCACATAACCGCCAACACGAACATCTAGCTCCGTAGATTGCGTCCAGGTCAAACGCGCCTGCCCGTTGACCGGAATCATGCTGAAGTTAGTCACCGCAGCTGGCGCAGCAGTCTTGCCCTGTAGCTCAAAGTCGGCAGCCGTAATTTGACTGCCCTTGTTTAGGTAGTTCTTGGCCTGAATCTGCACATACAGCCGACCAGCTCGCAGGTTTCGCAGTGTGACTGATGGCGAAGACGTATCGACGGCCTGCCAGTTGTCATTGTCGATCCGGTACTGGACGCGGAACTCACTGACGTTGACGCGATCATGGTTCCAACTAACCAACGCACCAACGAACACGCCGTTGGCTTCTTCGTATAGAAACTCCTCAGTAGTGACGCTATCGACCGCGTTGGGGATCAACGACAGGTTGCTGATGTCTCTAGGGGTTAGCTCAGCATCAGCCTCAACCGCGTCATAAATATCTTTGTTGTAAGCAACAGCGCTAACGCCATAGATGCCTTCTTCTGCCTCAGCAACAGATACAACGCGGAACTGCTGAGACTGAACCTCGTCGTTCTGGAACAAAAACACTGATCCAGCGGCAGGTGCCTCGCTAAATGCACTCGCAACGTCAATCTCTGCCGTTCCATCCGCAAGCAGCGTGATACCGCCAACCGGCACATTCTTCTGTTCAACCAAGCCAGTAGACAACATCACTGACAGCTTCGGGTTGTTTGCAGCAGCCAGTGAAGTGGTCAGACCGTTGCTGCTGTCTGTCGTGATCTGCGTTGTGGTTGAAGACTTGACCCGACCTGAACGACGCGCTCCAGCCTTAACAGGATCAGCAACATCAATGACCATGCCAGGTCGCAGGATGATGCCGCTTTCGATGGCAACAGAAAACCCAACCACTTCAGTCAGATTTTGCTCAGACAGCAGCGTCCATTTGCCAATCCTGTGAGCCTGGCCTTGGCTGTAACAGCCAATTGCCTTGATGTCTTTTTTGATGATGCCGTACTTCGCGACCGCATCATGATCTTCAACGTATTCATATTCGACATCACCACGGGTGTCATATGACTGCCAAGCAACAACAGCAACGGTGTGTCGCGCTTTTTGAGACGAGCCTGAATACTCAAAAAGTCCGTCAACAACATTGCTAGGGCTGAGCAGATATTGCGGATCAGATGGCTTGTCCTGCAGCAGCTGCAACGTTCCAGCGCCGTAATAAGCAATGCCACGGAAAATAGCGGTCATCTGCTGGATGACGTTGTAAACCTCGTCTCTGCTGTTGATCAGCATGTTGAGGCTGAAGCGCGGTTCTTGGCCGCCATCGCCATCATCTACAAGCTCATTGCAATACTGGCTAATTGCAAAAAAGTCGTACTTATCAAGCGTTGATTCTGGAACGCCCGCACCATAACGCTCACTAATCAACAAGTCGTATAAACACCAGGCCGGATCATTTGTCCATGTTGCAGCCTGAAAGGTGCCGTCCCAAACGCCGGAATATGTAATGCGCCCCAGATGCGTTGTGGTGTCTACCGTCGCATTGCTTGGAATTTTAACTTTGATCCCACGAATTAAATACTTGCGAGCTGGAATGCTACTGAACTGACGCGAGTCAAATCGCAGGCCAACCAGTGCTGAGTTGGGATAGCTGAACTTATCATCAATGATTTCAGTAAAACTCTGAAAAATTGTGCTGCTAGCTCGTTTTTGGCTTGTCTCATCAGCACTGACACGCACCATTCTTACTTCTACCGGAAGCGTACCGCTAAGATTGATTAAATAATCTCGCTGATAACGGTTACTGCTTTTGCCGCTGATGGTGTCGGTAATAGCATCAGCAAATTCAGTATCTCCGGTATATTTTGTTTGGATTTTAATTTGAACGCTGTTACCAACAACGTCACCATCATCTTCAAGCACTTGAAGCGATGGAATCGTCAGCGTGACACGCAAACGATCAACATCTGTATCCGTGATGCTGCGAGTAACTGAAGTGCCGTTTGTAACTTCAACGCCAACTGCTGTTTCTCGCTCTGTTGTATTGAACGGTCCAGCAAGGTGAGTTTGAGCCTGCGTTCCAACGCGGGTAACAACAGTAAAACCCTCAAAATTGTTAGTGCCGTCAGCTGCTTGAACGGGCGTGTCGTCTAAGAAAATGCTTTTGTTGCCATCCTCAAGACCACCAATTTCGCCTTCGCTGATCAAGTCAAGGACATTGGCAAACTGTGTCGACTGGAGCGTATCGTCCTGCTCAGTTGGCGTGCTTCTACCGCCACCGCCTTTACCGCCGCCACCACCAGCACCAACGACGTATTTGGTCTGAGTCATACCTGCACCTGATCAACGTCAAGACCGCTGGACAGCACCGCCGATCCAACGAACAGCCGTCCATAGGCTATTGGGCAGGGCATCCCCTGACGACTGGTGTTGACGACATTGGAAAAGGTAAACGACTCCAACTGCACTGATTCGTCAAGCGTGCTATTTAACTCTGGCTGAGGTGAAAGAGATTGCGCAATGCCACCCAGCGTCAACGCTATACCAAGGTTTCCTGCGATAACTGCCAGCTTTACCCCAAAAGTGGCGGATGCAAACGTGCCACCAGCAGCAGTCACGCCAAAACCCATGCCGCCTCCAGCAAACAAACCTGCACCACCAGACATCGCTGCAACAGCAATTAATGCAGCGCCTGCAAGGATCATTCCACCACCCCGCCCCGCACCTGCAATAACAGGCGTGATGCTGAACACTTCACGATCACTGAAAGGCATCAACAAAGGAGCAGCATTGTCCTCGGTCACTTGCTCTTTGCTGACTGTTAAACGATACCCAACGCCATTCTTTTCACTATCAACCAACCAACTATCTAGCCCTGGAAAGTTGACACACAACGCCTTGATAGCCTGCGCTGGTGTCGCAACATCAAACTCAAACCGGCATTGACCAAGCCGTTTACGCAAAGCGCCATAGACCTTAACGACTTTCATGCCTCAAGGCGCAGGCAGTGCTCTTCCCATAGTAACCGCCATAGACATCCCTGCTAGA